CAATCTTTATGTTAAACTCAATTGTGAAATCGCCAGTGCCGTTCGTGATGTTGTTGAACGACGAATGTTTAAAAATGATAGCCGCAGATCCCTTTGAGTTTGAGGTGGATCCAAAGCCACCGGAAAACCTAGCCCATTTTTGCGTGCGCGTTCCAGAATTACTTGTCAAATCTACAAGCGACGTCACGGGCTGTGTGACTGGGGGGCTACCTGCTGTCATACCTGTTAAAGTAGACAGAGTGTATGTCGTGGTGGTGCCTGGGCTTACTTGGAAATATTCCGTTTGGGCGGCGGGTTCAGTACCAACAAACACGCGAAGGTATGAGATATTACCCAACGAGGGCCAGGTATACACGATGCTTGACGTACTTCCTGTCGTAGTTGTTGCAGTCTCTAGCGTGGTTGCAACGACCGCGTTGCTGACGCTGTAATAGATAACTCTAACATAGTAAGTGTTAGCAGCCAATGATCCACCAGTTGCCGAAGGCGTCGCGGTCAAAGCTCTTGCATCTTGACCTATATAGTTAGATCCAAGATTGTTCACGCCATAATCGTTTAGATTGCCACCAGTAGGAATTGACTGGCCATTGTATGGTGATGTGGTAATCGCGTCGGTCAACGGCAGATACAAAATCACGTTGGCCGCATGCGGATCACCAGCAGTTGAAGACAGACGTACATCAGGTCCAAGAGGATTGTTAAACATTAGGCCATTCCCTTTCCGGCAAGGATGCCGTAAACTGTAGTGCCACCGTCATCGGTGAACAAATTGATGATATCGATACCAGAAGTAGTGAGCGTCGGCGCCGTACCGCCAGACCACTTGATTGGTGGCCAGGTAATTGTAGCAGATCCACCATTCGTGAGCTTCAATGTAATCATGGCAAAGCCTGAAACTGGCAAGTTCGTAAATGTGAATGCCGTAGCTCCAGAAATCGTTTTCGTAAAGTAGTTGCCTACGCTCCAGTCAATTGTGGTAGCAGCAACCGCAGTGACGTTCTGTGCTACAGCGCCCGACACAAAGAGCTTGGTGTTTGACACAGGAGCGGCGTTGATTGCGACTGCACCTGCACCATTCACCTGCATCAGCTCAGAGCCTGAACTATTGCGAACGCTCAACGCGTATGTAGATGAGTTGCTGCCACCATCAATCCGCAGACCATTACCCGTGCTTGATGCGTTTTGCAGCAGAGCAATAACGTCACTCGCGATAGTTGAGTTTGCGGTGATCTTACCGGTGTTAGCAATGCGCAGACGCTCGGAAGACGCACCCTTCAAAATCAAAGCACCTTCACTACCAACGTTGCCAGTATCCCAATTCACAGTCAGCGAACCAGTATCGGCACCCTGTGTGACCAGCGTTCGTGTCACTGAAGATGCTGCGTTACGCGTACGCAGACCCAAGGTAACGTCTGCGCTGTTGATAGAAGAACCAATAGTTAGAGTTTCTACTGGAGTAACGCCAATACCAACAATTCCGCTGCTCACAAGAAGCTGGGTGCCACCAACCGTAAGGCCATTAACTGGAAGGTTGAGAGCACCAGTCATTGTGTCACCACTCTTCAACACCGCATCAGTGATGCCATAACCTGCTAGCGTTGTTGGGTTCGTACCGCTAATCACGCGTCCATACGCGTCAGTCGTGACTGACTTATATGTGCCGGCCGTGCCAGCTGTTGACAAGTCGATAGTTGGCGCACCTGCAACACCATCACCGTTGGTTACCACCGTGCGACCGGCAGTTCCTGCGACAGCACGTGTTGTCCACGTGTCAGTTGCGGTGCGAACTGGAATGCCAGTAGTTGTCAGCCCCTCGAGGCCCGCCAAGTCGTTTGCGAGAGCGAACGTCAATGTGCCAGACGTGGTGATCGGAGAACCGCTGATCGTCAGACCTTGTGCCGGCGCAGTTGCTGCAACCGATGTTACTGTACCACCCGCCCCAGTAGCCGTAATTGTAACAGTCCCAGCTGCAGTTGTCACGCTAATACCAGAACCGGCAGTAATAGTTTTGTATTCGAGACCAGAACCCGCAGTATTCACGCCGAGCACTTGGTTTGCCGTGCCAATTGATGTGAGACCTGTACCGCCCTTGGTGGTCGCAAGAGTACCACCGATGTTGTTCAGTGTCAAGTTTGCTTCAACAACATCAATTGTCGGGGCACCAGCGATGCCGTCACCGTTTGTGACGGTGACTTTGGTAGATCCAGCCGTAACTGCACGCGTTGTCCACGTATCGGTTGCAGTACGCACCGCAATACCTGTCGTCGACAAAGACTCGACAGCATTCAAGTCATTTGCCAGAGCAAGTGTTGGGTTACCCGCAACACCGTTGCCGTTCGTCACAGTAATACCGGCAGCAGGACCAGTAAGCGTGCGAGTTACTGATGTGCCAGAGCCGGTTACTGCATACAGGCCTGTCGTCGCTGTGTTAGCAAGCGCTGTCAGATCAGAATCTAGCGGCTGGGCATCAGTGATGCCATAACCTGCTAGCGTTGTTGGGTTGGAGCCGCCAATGACACGCCCATACGCGTCAGTTGTGACTGACTTATAGGTACCGGCTGTGCCTACTTTTGTAAGAGACAGCTGAGCCGTTGTGACAACGGAGGAGTTTGTGCCGTCTGTGGTCGTCATAAGACCACCACCACTGTACAGATCAACTGTTACGTTCGAGCTGCCGTCAAAGGTAATACCGGCACCTTCCTTGACAGACACGGTGCCGCCGTTTGTGAAGCTGATACCATTGCCTGCAGCATTGACCACTGGACCGGAGAATGCAGTAAACGTGATTGCATCACCTGGGAAAGTAGTGATGTTCGATGTTTGAACGAATGAGGAACGGCCATTTGTCGTTCCACCGGCAAGAACATAAACAGCAGATTGGCTGATTTCGAGGGCGCTGTCGTAATCTGTTGCACGAGACCAAGCGCCCGATGCAACTAGATAAATGCCGTTAGTAGACGCATCAGCTTGGTTCTTAACAAGGACGCGGTCATTGACCGCAAGTGCAACATCGTCAACAGTTTGCAGACCAGACAATGTGATAGCTGCAGTGGTTGCTGCCTTGACGGCTTGCTTCCAGTCAATACCACCTGCCATCGCGTCCACATACGCCTTGCTTGCAGCATCGGTGTCGAGTGCTGGCAATGGAAGCCCTGTGATCTTTGAGCCATTGGACATCACAATGCTACCAGTCATCGTACCACCGGTTTTGTCCAACTTCGTGCTGAAGAGGGTAGCAAGAGAAGAGGCGATCGAAGCAGAACTGATCGACGTCAAGTACGTGTCGATGCCAGTCAGACGATTCACATCTGCGGAACCTACAGTAATGGCATCGAGGAATGTGTTCTGCGCAGATGTCAAGTGAAGCGAGTAGTCTGCGGCGTGCGTGTTGAACGAAGAGGTCAACGACGACAGATTGGACGTCAGGGTCGGGATGCTGTTGATGTCCGAAGACGTCACAGTGATGCCGTCAATCAGCGTGTTCTGCGCTGAGGTCAGGTGCATAGTGTAATCTGCCAAGTGCGCAGGAAGCGCATTCACGGAAGCAGCCGTGAGTGTTGGCAAATTCAGAGCATCAAGGAAAGTATTTTGCGCAGCTGTAACGTGCAGTGCAGCATCACTAGTGTGAGTGTTCAGCGCAGAATTCGTATTGTCGATCTGAGTCTGAATTGGCGAAGTGACACCGTCTACATAGTTCAGCTCAGCTGATGTCAGCGTAGCATTGAGCCCGTCAAGTAGTGAGTTCTGCGCCGATGTCAAATGCAGCGAGTTATCAGAAGCGTGTGCGGAGAGGTCCGTTCCAGTGGAAACAACCACCCAGCCAGAGCTACCAAAAGCATGAAGTCCAGTGACCCCAGTTTCATCATCCGTAGTGAAGTAGAAAAGTTCACCAATATTGGGTGAACTTGGAGCTGCGGCACCCGAAGGTACAACCGCGTTGACGATTACGGAGCCTTCAACGATCTGTGGGCGGTCAAGAAGCATAGCACTGTCCAGATTAAGATAGGCTATTTACAAAAAGGAATGGTACCGACGTCTCGAGACGTCGGTACCCTCATCGTCCAACTTTACTTGCTGTCTTTAGAGACCAAGAATGCGTGGATCGTTGTTCCTCCGTCGTCCGTAAAGAACGAAATAATGTCAACGCCTGCTGCCGTCAGCGTAGGCGCCACTCCACCGTTCCACTTCGTACCAGTTGGCCATGTCACGGTTGCCGAACCACCGTTTGTAATCTTTAAAGTAATCATTGCAAAACCGCTTGCTGGGAAATTACTGAATGTAAACGTAGTCGCAGTTGATATAGTTCTAGTGAAGTAATTGCCTTGTGACCAGTTAATGTCTGATGCTGCAACGGCAACGACGTTTTGTGCTACTGACCCATTGACAAATAGCTTAGTGTTTGAGACAGGAGAATTGTTAATTGATACTCCACCAGTAGAACTTAGTACGAGCGCGCTGCTTGTACCATCGTTAACAGACCAGCGGAACGATCTACCATTAGTGCGTGAAACTACATCGTATTGACCAGAGTCAGCAACAAGTTGACCTGCTGCCCCAGCACTTCCGATAAAGTTCGTGGCTGCAATCGTAGGTGTGCCGTGCGTAAAGCTCAAGGCAATCTGGCGATCTGCGGTAGTGGTGCGTAGGGTGGTTGTATTGTCGGCATTAGCAGCAGTCAAGAAGACTTGGCTGTTACTATAAACCTCTAAGCGACTTGTATTACCTTGGCGGATATTAACAAACCCATTACCCTCTGTCTGCAAGACTAGACCGCCATTACCAGCATTAGTTAATGTTAGAGCCCCATCTACACCTGATGCCCTCTGAAGTCTAGCGTTATAGTCAATCCCTGTACCACCCTGTGCTTGTAGATCAAGAACCGCAGAACCATCAGAGGCCCTGTTAAAACCTACGTTTAAACTAGAGCTTGCGTTGATATCTCCAGCCACATCAAGAGTTACCGCTGGGGTCTGAGTCCGTATGCCAACGCGCCCAGTATCAGTGATCAATACTCTAGTATTGCCGCCTGCGGTGTTTAGGCGAATGGTTCCTGTTCCAAGGGCGTTGATGGCTGCGGTGCTATTGCTGCCACCAGTAAAAACAAGCTGATCAGAAACACCTTGGGAGTTGTAGATAAAGAAGCGACCATTACCAGCTTCAGTACCGACGCCCCATGAGGCCGTTCCAGTTATGTACGTCATTGAGGCAAAGTTGCCTACAGTCGTGCCTGTCGCTGAAAGACGAATTGCACCATTTGAGTTGTCGCCATTCAGAACTTGGAATCGTGCCGAAGGGTTAGAAATACCAATACCAACGTTACCACCAGATACCACCAACTGGTTAGTACCAACAACAAGCCCATTGGATGGCAAGTTCAACGTACCAGTCATGGTGTCGCCAGCGACGTTCACATAGGTAGAATCTACAAGGCCTGTGATATCAGAAGCGGTGACTGCTGTCGTTCCGGACACGCGGCCCTTGGCGTCCGTCGTGATCTTCACAAATGAAGACGTGACTGGAGTACCTACGGAAGGAAGTGACAACGCAATTGAAGTACCAGAAGCAGTACCAGTAACATCACCTGTAGCTGTAAGGTTTGCACCAGAGGTAACTTGGCCTTGAGCATTTGTGGTGACCGCGGTGTACGTGCCGGCAGTGCCAGTATTAGCAATCGACAGCGTGCTACCTGTCTTCGACAGGCCTGTACCTGCAGTGATTTGTCCGAGACCAGTAAACTGCGTAAACACCAAAGCGGTGGTGCCAAGAGTAACGTTGCCACCGTCTGTCGTCAAAACCCAGCCAGTGTCGGCGTTCGTTGTACCAGATTCAACGAAGCAATACATGCCCGAACTGACTTCATTGCTTGGGGTGTTGTCAGCGTCTGTTGCACGGGTCCACGCTCCCGATGCAACGACGTAGATGCCGTTCGTTGTGTTGTCAGTTTGATCCTTAACCAGGACACGATTGCCCGCAACAAGTGCAACACCGTCGACCGTTTGCGTGCCAGACAGAGTGATGTTGGCGGTAGTCGCTGCTCGAACAGAAGCTTTGAAGTCAAGACCAGTTGCAAGGTTATCAACATAGTCCTTTGTAGCAAGGTGCGCACCAGCTGTTGGTGTAGCACCAGTCACCGCGTTGTTGAATGTCCAAGTACCAGTGATGGTTTCATTACCGGCATTTCGTGCAAGCAGCGAACCATCAGTGATCTGCGACTCAAGAATCGTCAGAGCTGCTTGATGTTGCGTGACATTTGATTGAGCGATACGAGCGTCAGCAAATGTACCAGAGGTAACTTGTGATGCCGCGATTGCGATTGGAGTATTGCTAACTGCGGTGACAAGACCTTTGCCGTTGACAGTAAGCGTTGGAACAGCGGAAGCAGAACCAAACGAACCAACGTTTGAGTTCACTGTACCAAGTGTCAACGCGATAGAAGTGGTACCGGAACCGGTTGCATCACCAGATACGGTGATGGTTTGGTTGCCACTCAGCGGGGTGAAACCGAGAGCCGTCGTAACGTCGCTGGAAGTCAACGTCACCGCACCAGTACGTGTGTTGAACGAAGAAACTACAACTGGGGCGGCCCATGTGCCATCGGCGCGCAAGAAGTTTGTCACGCCACCACCAGAACCTGGAACCAAACCCTTCAAAGTAGAAGTGAACAGGTCAAGTTCAGCCGTGAGTTCAGCTGCTGTTAGATCATCTGGTACTGCTGTAGAACCAGTGTTGTTACCCTTGAACGTATGTGCTGGCATTGAAGCCAGTTTCACGTTGGAGACGGAACCACTGGTGATTGTTGTTGCAAAAGAGCCGGTACCAGAACCAGTCACATCACCTGTCAGCGTGATTGTTTGATCACCGGTGTTGGTGCCAGAGATGTTTGAGGCAGTGATTGCTCCGTCAGACGAGAACCCATTGTTGAAGTGCCAGCTACCAGTGATGGTTTCGTCACCAGATACTCGCGCCAACACGGCTCCATCAGTGATCTGCGACTCAAGAATCGTCAGAGCTGCCTGGTGTTGGGTGATGTTAGATTGTGCAACACGCGCGTTCGAGAAAGTACCAGAGGTAACTTGTGATGCATCAATATCGATCGAACCTTGGTGCTGCGTTACGCTGGTCTCCGAAATACGGGCATCCGCAAAAGTACCAGAGGTAACTTGTGATGCCGCGATTGCAATGTCTTGATCTGACAGCGACGTGACACGACCCTTAGCATCGATCGTGACGGTCACTGTTTTGCTTGCAGAACCTGAAGTGCCAGCGGTGGACACTGTGGCCAGAGTGAGAGCACCTGAAGAACCAGTTGTCAGAGTACCCGTCACGTCGCCGGTTACCGTTGCAACTGAGCCGCTGCCCCCGTCTGCTACAAGACCCCACGCATCCCCCGAGTAAACGTACAGTCCTTTACTCGAGTCGTTGGTGTTGATGTAGAACAGATCACCAGGGTTTGCCGCGCTTGGAAAGCTTACACCAGATGGTACCGTAATTGCATCAGCAGAAGCAATACGACCCCAAAGCCCCCGGATGTACACGTACATACCCTTCACGGAAGGGTCAACGTCAGAACGATAAAATAGTTCGCCCTCGGTTGGATTGTCTGGGAAAGATGTGCCAGACGCCAACGTCATGTTGGTGACTGCAGAACCTTCTTCAAGTTGAATGCTGTGGAACTTCATAGTTGAGGTGCCTAGTTGTAGTGGCGCATAGTTGAATGACAACTCTATTTAGACAGTAAATAGCCAACGACCCGAGAATAAAATGAAACTTTCTGAACTCAAGCTCATTCATCCAGATGATCACCGCGCAAAAATCCGGGGTGCGCTGGTGTCAAAAATCCACCTCGGCACTAAGGATGCAGCTGATGTATCTGCATACATCGCTGGAGAACTTGATTGGGAAGATCTAACAACTCAGGCTCGCTCTAAGATCTTTGCATACTACGAGAAACAACCCGGGAACACTGTAGACATAGACCCGATGCAACTCTTAAAGAAGGACTTTCAGTGATCACGTTCAAGCAGTTCCTCATTGAGGGAGGTAAAGCTACGGAAAAGCTGGGTACCACCCGCGCAACCCAGTCTGACATGAAAGCTGCGCTGAAGTTTGTGTCAAAGCAAACTGGGGTCCCAGTAGAAACTCTTGCCGATCGCCTTCTTGGCTCAGCTCGCCTAACGTATAACGGAATGCAAAAGGATTCAGGTGACGTTGATATCGCGATGAATGAGACAGAAGTCAATCGTGATGACATCATCGACAAGATGACTTTCGCAACGGGCAACGAACCTCATGTCACCGGCGGTAGCACGTACTCATTTGCTGTCCCCGTTAACGGTGAACGTAAGGTTCAGGTAGACCTAATGTTCGTGCCAGACGTAGAGTGGGCAAAGTTCTCCCACCACGCCTCAGAGCACAGCAAACACAAGTCTGGAGTGCGCAACGAGCTGATTCACTCTGCTCTCAAGTTCAGTATGGAACCTGGCAAGGATTTGCGCATTAAGGATCTTGGCGGCAATGACATTGTGCGCGCCAGTCGTGCGTACAAACTTGATCGTGGCGTTGAGCGCCTGTTTAAAGTGGCACCAAATCGCAAGGATGGTAAGGGTCGCGTTAAGAGCGCCGTGCAAGCAACGCCAGAACAGGTGCAGCAAGCTCTCGACGAGCTCGGTCATAAGGGCAAGTTTAGCGCCGATGTTGATGTTATCCGTGATCCAGACCAATTCGCAAACTTGCTCTTTGGTTCACGTGTCAAGGGAAAAGACATGCTTTCAACTGAACAGTTGATTCGCCTGATCAAGAAGTACAAGGCGAAGCATGCTGATGAAATCTTTCGCGACGCGGTCAAAGGTATCAAACGTCTAAAGTTTCCGGTTCCTGACGAATTGAAGCAATACGAGTGACAGAGGGGCGCCGGTTGCACCCGAATCTATGAGGTGCAGAGCATACCAAACGAGGGACCCTAGGGTCCCTCGTGCGTATCTGGTGGTCCGGATGGCTTACTCGCTCATCAAGAACAAGTCTACCGGAATGGCCAGTCGAAGCTTGCTCTTATAGATTACCACATAGTGGTACAGAAACGACGGCATGATCAGCACATCACCGGTTTTCGGCAAATGTTGGTGGTTCTTAAATTGATCGCGCATCTTGCCACCATAACCACGACAAGCATTATTTCGCGGGTCCATCAAGCCTATTTCGCCACCAGCTTTTTCTTCCTCCGCAAGGATGTAGAACACAGCTGTGACTTGTGATCCAGAGTGCTCATGCGGTGGCATGCCGTAGTTCAGGCCCGTGCCAGTTAGCCACGCCTGCATCTTGTAGGAACCATAGTTCGAGATGCTGTCACCATAAGCTTCGTTCAGATACATTTCGAACGTAGGCACGATTACTTCATCACGAAACGCGGCGAGAGCTGGACCAGGATTGCGAAGGATGTTGTTGCCCATCTTCTCACCCGCTGGCGCGTCAAGATCCATCGTCGTCATAACTTCAATGGCCACCGCGTCAGTACTACCAGCTTGCAGCTTGTGCAGCATTACGGGAGTCGGCCAAAGCTGATTCAGCCCTGGTTCCAGGGCCTTATAGTCATACGTGCTCATTGAGCATGAACTCCTCTTCGAAATATCGGCGAGCGTCGGGCACCACACCTTCCATTGGAAAGTGACGGCCAACGACGGCAAGAATTTGATCGTACGTATCTTTTGCCTGTGAGTACGGCACGTAGTATGGATCGTTGCCAGCTAACAAATCAGGGTCATTTAGCATGTCGAAGAAGTTCTCACCGAACTCTTCCTCAAGCCAGCGGGCATAGCAGATCGCCACCATGTAGCTTTTTGCTGGATAGACCCAACCCATGTTCGCGGTTTGAAAATACTTGATTGCGTTACCGACCACGTCTTCGCTGATCTGAACGTCTTTGTCGCTAAGGTCGTCGTCAAACTGACGATCGGCGGCGAGTCGGTAAAACAGCTCACGTCGAATTTGCCAATCTTTCATTTCAGAGTTACCTTCACATACGAGCGAGGTTCGTTGCCAGGGCGACAACGATGTAGAATTTCACGTTTCGTGTTATCCAGTGCCACGACGCGGCCTGGGTAAGGATCAATCTCAATGAACACATTCCCAGCATCAATTTGCAGGGGGGCGCCGTGACACCGATAGATCAGGATTGTAAGCTTGGTATCTGGATCGTCTGGATTATCTCCATCAGTGTGCCATACTTTGGAGAGCTCATCAGTCACTTCCATGATGCTTTTCGCGCAGGAAAGCTCGTATCGCTGACCAAGCTGACGGAAGAAATCTTCAAGAATCATGAACAAAAACGGTGGCGCATTGCTCTGGGGTGCGGCGTCGCCATGTTCCCAAACACCATCAAGAGCGGCCAAATCCGCTGGATCTATGGGATCCAGTTCTACAAACCCATACTTCATTCGATACCTTTCTGGTACCATTTTATCAAGTGGTAGTACCCATTGCAGCCATTGTCAAGGTTCTTAACTTCACGCAGGTGTTCACTGAGACACTTACCAGAGAATTCACAGGATCCACAAAATTTGTTCTTCAGGACCCTAGTCCGCTCCTTCTCAGTCCACTTGATGTAGTCCTCAACGGTATCCATTTCGAGAAAGAACTCATTGTCATTCAGATCGAATTCCAATACCGCGAAGCGACCGGCCGGTGTTATGTACACATGGTCGTCACTGAAACTGTTTGCTTTACCGTCAAGAACGCGCTCCAAAGCGTCTTGGTTGATGAACTGGAAGTTCATCTCCACAGGGCTATCGACCCATCGCTTGACGAATTCTTCGAATTGAGTATGCGTAACTCGGTGTTGATTTGCCTGGTTGTCCGAATACGGCTTGATTTCGACAGACGTCACGTTAGGCAGACAATTCAGCGCAGTGATCATCTCATCAACATTCATCGCGAGAACTTTGGGGCTTGCAAGAATCAACACAGAGATGGGCCTGTTCACAAGCGCCATATTGCGAAACACATGCTCATGTTTCTCTCGCGCCTCAAAATCATACGACACTCCAAGCGTATAATCCGGGTCACATGTAATCTCGTTGACTGCGCTGAGGTTGGTCACGATGTTCAGATCGCGAATACCTCGAGCGTGGAAGATTTGTTTCAATCCGAGCATGTACTCCGCGGGCAGGAGCGCGACCTCACCACCGTAAATGTCTACATGATCAATGTTGTACGCAGCGCGTACCTCGTCAACCATCTCCTCTAACCGCTCAAGTGAAATAGTTTTACGGTCCGCCAACTGCTCCGGCGTTAGGTAGCAGAAGTCACACCTGAAGTTGCAGTAGAAAGATGGGTTTACGCTTAGGTTGATCTTGCTCTTCATTGACGTACGGGGTTGGTTCAAGGCGGCCTGTCATACCATTCGCCTCAATAATGTCTGCGGCCAAAGTCTTCATTTTCTGACAGTGTTGTTCAACGAGACCATTCCGCTTGTAATCCGAAATTGTCTTCTTACAACCATTGCAGATGTCGAACATCGGGCACGCATAACAGGATTGCTTCATGGACTGCAATTCAGGCGCATACTTCAACGGCAGAATCTTCTCTCCAGCCATTTCAGCTTCGAAGTCGATCGCATACTCGCGATCATCACCGAACGCACCGCACGAATAGTAGTCGCCGTCTGGTTGTAAAGTACGGATGCCGCTATCGCAGTCGCGGTTTTGAGGGCAGGTTGTGCTCTCGCCACGCAGCCGTTTCAACATCTGCATCGTGTTGTACTCGTATTCCGCAAGGCCCATGCGCCAGATCTGGAGGTAGATCTCGTAGATGTCCGCTTTCAGGAACGGTTTTCCAAGTTGCCCCATCACGTGCCCAGTACGAACGTCGGTGACCTGTGGGCCAGAGCTTACTGCATAGTTCAGCTTGCAAACTACGCCCATCTTCTTGGCAAGCTCGACGTTCTTGATTGCGTCGTGTTTGTTTTCTTCTGTAATGACGGCGATGAAATCAGGGCGGTAACCGCAGTGCTTCAGCATTGCGTTAGAGCACTTCCAGAAATCCTCCTCAGAGAACTCAGACAAATCACCCTTGAGGCGTCCACCCCCGTACTGGAAACTCGTACTGATTCCCATGCGTGGATGGTTAAACAACTCTTTCCACTTCTCTGGGTTCTTGTAGAACGGCCACAAGTTAGTGGTGAAGCTGATCGTGGCCTGCATGTTATTTGCGTCCAAGAACTCAATCAACTTCCAGTAGTAATCCGGCTTCATCATGAGCGGATCACCGCCGTTCACAATGATTGTGTTCGTTTCTGGATACCGGTGCAGGAAACGGAAAATCTGTTCAAGGTCAAGTTCACTGGACGGGTTGTCCGCTATCTTGGTGCTTGAACAGAATGTGCAGCGAAAGTTGCACTTTTCCGTTGGTTTAATGATGAGGTCCATCAGAATCGATCGCAAGTCATAACCACCTGCCCAATAATGAATTCATCGTTCGGTCCGTTTGTCACGGGGCCTCGATGAAGAGCCGTTGGGTGCCAGTGGTTGATCAACAAAACATCTCCGTATGTTGGCAAGTACGTTGTGACTTCACCCGTCACGCTATCCTTGAAATCGATCGGAAACTGCGGAGCGTTCGTCAAACAAATCACGGCCACGCAGTCATTCGTTTCATCTTCCATGTCTGAGTGATACTCGTGCGCGCCACCGATACTGCCACGCCAGATTTCACGACGTGTTACCTTGGCGTTGTGACCAAAGCGCTCAGTGATTTCGAGTGCAACGGCATCAAGGATGGGGCGTGCCATGTCGCTTTCTACCAGAAGCTCAATGTCGCGATACGGACGCCAAGTGGCGTTTTGCATAGCGAGTACCAACAGATCTGCGATATCACGGTGGTGACTCAGCGAGAACCCCTTGGTGTGCCAATCAGAAGTAATCATAACTTGCTCAACAAGACAAAGCGTTGCATTTCCAGGTCTGAATGTTGTTGCGCCACGTCCCAATACTGGTTGAACAGGGCACGATTCTGCGTTACAACAAAACTGTCTTCAAAGTCGATGAGCTGCATCACACCATCCTGGTCAACCATTACATTGCTTAGCTCCTTGTAATCGGTTGTCAGAAACCCAAAGCCCTGATCATCAAAAGTGTCGCAAGCTAGGCGATAAGATGTAATCAGGGAAGACAGCGCACGCTCCATCTTAGGAGTGTATTCAAAGAACATGTCTACTGCTTGGCCTTCGATTCTCTCACGTTCAATTGTGAGTTCATCATTCTCAACCGACACATGCAAATACTTGTACCTGATGCATTCAAACTTTTGCAACCGCGCGATCAGAAGTTGAAGATGCTCTAACTTCTGATTGAACTTTGTGATCTTGATAATGCTATACCCAGTATCTGCCTGGTACATTGTCCGAGCAGTAAACAGGTGCGCGCGCATCAGAGTCTCGCATTCTTGTAAGTGCAGTTTACATACAGCCGGTCAATTGTGGCTGGCTGGGCACGACGCTCGAAACCCTTGGTGTGCCATAGCACTAGACAGTCGCCAAACTTTGGATAGTACATGACACTGCTGCCAGTTGTCAAATTGCGAATCGCAACATATCCTCCCACTTCGGGTGACATGTCACTGAGGTAACACAGGATACTAACATCAATTTCTTCGAGCAAATCTGAATGCCACGGGCAAGAGGTGTCTTCAACACCGTTGCAGTACCACATCCTTTCAACGTCAAGACTGGAGAACACTTGACGAAGAAGCTGAGTGTACATACTCATGTATTCTTCAAGCTTCTGGTCTCTGTCAGCCCAGAAAAATGGGGTGCTGTTTTTTGTGTCTTCGAGCCATTTCACATGGCTCATATCGACCTTTTGCGCCATGTCGACCGCGCTGAAGTAGTACGCACCATGAACGGTTAGGTCTGTGAAGCATTGCTGTGGGTCAAACATAGGTCAACTTTACGGCTTTCTCATGGACATCAGATAAAGTGTATCCCAATTGCGACAACAGCTCTACCCATTTTTCTTGGTGCAGGTCAACGTACGTCGCAATGTATAAATCAGGTTTTGACTTTGCCAGAGTCTCACGAAACCCGAGGAGAACTTTGTGAGCGTCAAAGTACGCATCGATCTTTATGACGTCTGGTGAGAGCGCAAGGTCGTCGCCACGCACAAACATTGCTTCGTCGCCCTCTTCATCGACGTAAGAGACGCCGTTATGGATTTCTAGCAAATTCGCTTTACGCATTTCCTCACGATCTGAGAAGCCATAGTTGAATACCTCATGGCCAAACTGACTGAGGTTTTCTTTGGCGATTTCAAAGACGGCTTTGTTTGGTTCAAAGCTCAACACTTTGTCGCAGAAACGAGAAAGACTAAGCGTGCTCAGCCCATCGTTACAGCCGATGTTGAGACCAAATTTGTACCGTCCAGAAAAGTGGTACCTGTCGTAAAACAAGTACTCACAAGCATCGCCACTGTTCCGAAACCGAAAAGTGACGGTCATGTTGACTTACCTCAGAATGTACTCATTGAGCTGATCTGGCTGCAATTTCAGCAACTTGTCGATCAGCCAGAAGTTCACCTTGTCCACTTCATCACCAGACCACACGTTTAGTGCGGCAAAGCGATCATCAGCAAGAATTTCTTCAGCTTCAATTGCAAGGATCTTGCCACGAACGAGATAAGGCAAGAGGTCGATAATCAAACCTTCTTCATGACGGACTGGAGCGCCCACACTAGCTTCATATGGTTCACGCAGTTCGCGAATCAGCTTCTGCATCGCCTCCACGTCTTTGATGCTCATCTGATCGACCATCAGAGCAGGATTAGCAGAGTGCGCGAAGAAGTTGCCGTTGCGATTCCAGTACCGTGGATTGGTCAGCGGTAAAGCCTTGGGAACCAGATCGATCTCAAAACAGTCCAGTGGAATATCCAGAAGCTGCATCATTTTTGGATTCTGGATGTTGACACTGATGTATTGGCGCCAGTCATACACTTCATCGCGCAAACGGCGGCACATGAAGGCGTAAAAGGTAGACAAAAACGCTTCATTGAAGCGCTCATCACCTGAGCGGAAAGTTGGCAGCAGATATTCAATGCTCAGTCGGTCTTTGACATCGTCGTAATGCGTGTGCATTGCTTCAGCCTCGACCGCCGAATCAAAGATCTGCTCGATAAATGGGTTGTCATCTACCGGGCTGTACCACATCTCTGGGCGATCATTGCCTTTGCCAAGACCCGCGATGCCTGCCAACGAGTCTTCTTTGACGAACTGCAAACGAAGAATCATTTGAATCGTCTCAAGTGACGCATTCGGCAGAATGTACTTGAGCCAGCGGGTAGCAATCTCGAGATATGCCTCGCGATCAGCGTAGATGTAGACTGGCTTGTTTTTCTCCTGTTGCTTGGCTTCAACAGCAGCGAGGAAATCGCCAAACGTGGTGAACTGCTTACCATCACCGATTACGTCTTCTAGACGCTGACCAAACGCATGAAGAGTTGACACGCCGACCGGTGCGCCTTGATCGAATTGGAAGCCGTACTTCTTCGAAACGACGAAGCGGTTGTAGGCGAAGTAGACGCGGAAGTCAAACTCTAGGTAGACTTTCCCCCAAAGGTGCATCATGCTGGTTCTCCTTGAGATGCCTCAGCTGGCTTGATTTGACCAGTTGCAATACCAGTCGTGAGAAGGAACATAGGGTTGTTTGGATTCGCCCAGAATGAAAAAAGGTTACGACCCTTGAACATGTACTTGTCAAAATACGATGTGTAAAACTTCAGGTTCGCAACTTCAGACTTCTCCAACAGGGCGTACATCTCTTGATGTTGAATTAGATTTACAAAGTTCACGCCAGCTTCAATGCTTTCATCGGCGGGAAACTGTTGCACCCACTCTTTGAACTGCGGCACCCCAAGGGTGTACATGTTGTAGAGTGTCAAGCTGTCAATCACCGACAGCCACTGGTCAATGATGACCTTGTTGTCGTCAATGAATTGTTCCAGACCGAAATTATTCAAGCCCCGAGCTTGGAACAAGGTCTGGAGCGCAAGAATCTCGAGCGCCTCAAGACGCACTAAATTTGGCGCGTGGAAATATGACCGCAGCAGCTCGCGACCTTCATCAGTGGTGATGTCGACCTTTACATCGGCTGGTACATCAAGGTTACTGATGTAGGTCAAAAATTTATCGCCCTTAAGCGAGCTGTTCGCATAGTCCAGCAGGAACTTCGTGTTCTTGTCCTGAAAGTACAGCTTAAGCTGGTCTAGCGGAATGGGTACGATTGTTTCGATCATCGGCGGCTTCGGTTACCGTGGCAGGATTGGTGGCAAGAAGAGTGACAAACGTGTACTTCCATGTACGCAATGGTGTTTTGTCCGTCGTAGTATGCGTTACGTAGAGAGTCCAGTTGAGTTTCTAGGGTGCCGTCATCAACTGCAGTTCCTGGGAGGATGTTCTGCGGGGCGTTCACGGTCACCTCATAGTTCCACGCCAAGTGAGCCTTCTGTGTCTGATCAAAATTTACCCCTGGCGGCCCAGGTTCATCACCCCCACCGTCGACAACTCGAACTGCTCGAAGATATCGACAGCGAGTATAACGACGTGTTTCCGCGAGCAGCACGTTGAACACGTTCGACGCAGAAATCGGACTTGTCAGGTCTGCACCGCTGATTTCGGGGGTCTTGCCTCCTGCTGCGCCAAAAATCGCCCACGCTTCAGGAAAAGGTAGATTAGCGGAATGCCAAACGATTCCTGAGTTCGCCGCTGCACGAACATAGTCCTCAAAGCGGGCGACAATGTTGTCGTTGTCAATTGGATTTGAAAGAACTGCCATATGTGGTATCCATTGTTCAGTGACTATTTAGTTCTAGATTCGGCGTACTTGAACGCCAGTTTGTAGACACACCCGTCTACATCCTCAATCAATTGCTTCCAGTCATGCTTCACGAAGCAACTGAAGGTGCATGTGTTGAAGTACTCACAAGACAGACAATCATACTTGGTGACAAACTTCTCAATCAGTTCGTCATTTGTGTCCTTAACTGGTGTCAGAAAGATGACTGATTGTTCCTTATGTTTCTTGATTCGGCAACCCGAAGTATGGTTGTCCGCCTCGATCAAGAGCTTGTTCATCGAAGGACACGACATCATACGTTCCTTCGGTTCTGTGTACGCAACTACGTTCAGACACTCGGGATAGTGGTCGATCAAGTGCTTCAGAAACGCGAGGAACTCGCTTTGCTTTGGCATCAGAACCCGAGGAACAGTTGGCCCTGGTGTTAACTGATCCCAGAAAAATGGAAAGTTCTCGTACAGGTACGTGAAGTATTCGTCACCCTTGATGATCGCGTCAATGTTCTGCTTCGTGGCGACACCTGTGACAATGGAAATCCGCTCGCGATAGAGTTCGATGTTTCGCTTGAAGAGCGCAAACTGGGCTGCATTGAAGCGGCCCGTTGGATCATAGCTGGTGCTGACTTTGAGGTCATGTTTAACGAGCCAATCCATGAACTCTGGCCGCGTGCAAAGCAGGTTCGTCACAAAGTTCATGTACACCGTTTTGCCGAGGGCGGACGCGGCTTCTTGAACCCGCTCCACAAATTTTGAGTACACCGGCAGATATTCATCCAAAAGGTGATCTTGGAAAAGTTCACCACCCATCACGTTCAGCGTGAACTTAGTAAGCTTATTTCGAGCAAGGAAATCGGCCACCATTTCTGCTTTCTGCATGATGGCCTCTTCACTCATACCAACGGTGGCTTCATGATCTTGGAAGCAATGCACACACCGCAGATTGCAATGTTCGAACAGGAAGATTTCAACTTCCGCAATGTCTGGAAGCTTGTTCTTGAGGAGCTCAGCAACAAATGACATCACACAGCCCTCATCAGGAAAACTTTACGTTGTGGAGACTTGAGAGCGCGCATCAAACTCTTAGGAGCACCGCACACGTCGCCTTGCCATGCGAGTTGGTGACAGTCTCCACCGCACTTGTCAAATACATCGCAGCTGAAACAGGCCGGATTGCGAGCCGTTTCACAGACAATGTTTTCAAGACGTTGCGGGCTGTTCAACAGCACGCTGATGTCATCGTCAATATGGCCGAAGTGCTGCTCAGGTGCAGAGTTTGGACATCCTGCAATCGTGCCATCTGCATTGATAGTGAATAGTTTCTGCTCACAGTCACGGCAGAATGTGCCGCCCTTCAAGAAGTTCTGATCGAATTTCGCGTACACACTCTCAAGAAACTCATTGTAGAACCACTCGCGGGCGCCAGCCTCTTCAGATTGCTGATGCATGCGCAAAAACCAGTTGTCTTGCTCCTGATTATCTGGGAAGATGTCAGGATGGAGACGCGCGTTGCCGTCGTGCGTTAGCCGTTCGAGCGCCAATTCCTTGACACCCAAATCTCGCACCCATTCAAGCAAATCGATAGGCTCCATGGCTATCGTGCCTGTCGCCACCGAAACAAAGAGCTCGATGTCAACACCAGCCTCTTGCAGCGTCATCACGTTTTTACGCCAGAGATCATATTGTTTAGGATTTCCAAAGCGAATGTTGGGGTCCCAACTGGTGCCGCAGCGGCCTCCCAAAGGGCCCTTGATGAAATCGATGATTTCTGGCGTGAGCTTAAAAACGAGATTCGTGGTGACACCCCAGGTGAGACGAGAGAATAGATCCTTGCACTCATCGTACACGTACCGCATCTGCTCAACTGGCACCAGGAAAGGCTCGCCTCCATGAAAATCAACATGCGCCGTATCGCCTTGTTCACATTGTGCCGCAAAGCGTTTGAACCAGTCTGCTACCTTTACTGGGTTCCAATAAACCTTGGCTCCCTTCGAACCGCTAGTGAAGCAGTGCTTGCAATTCAGGTTGCAAGTCTCGGTGGTTTTGAAGTAAAAAGCGCGATCCATTAGAAGGCCTTGTCTTTCATGAATTTTTCGAGGCCAAAACTCAGCATCAGCGATTCATGACGGTTGATTGCACGGTGCGGAATATTGGCTGCCATTCGAATGGTCTGGCCGACCTGAAGTTGGTGTTCCTGACCGGCCACCTCCATGCACTTCGTTCCTTGCGCCACATAGACAATTACATCATCTGGATCCGTGTGAACCGGAAAGCTTCTGGCACCCTTCGGTGCATAGAAGGCGTGACAGGTGACTGGGCCGCAATGGCCGTACTGACGAGCCAGTTCTTGACACATGTCAAAGACTTCCTGATTAAACTTTTCCATGGATTGAACTTTGATTGTGTTACGGCCCCAATATTGGAGCACTTCTGATCCAGAAGTCAGAATGCGACCGAGACCTTCGTCGTCGATCGCATACACAATGTTCTCTTCGAGAGCGTAATCAGTGAGAACGAATGACAGAAGTTCGTCGATTGAAAGCAGTTGGCTCATCAAACACATTGTACCAAGGGCCTCTGGTGAAGCCCTTGGTACTCAGGTTATCAAAATACGGCGCATTCAACCAGGCGGCGCTCGGTGCGTAGATCTGTGACAAGAGCCTGTGCAAACTCTTTTCCGACGTTGTGGGCTTGAACCACAGCAGAACCATCGTCTTCGGCAATCAGCAAGTCTCCCTTGTTGACTGGACCCGTAACGTACACCGGCACACGACCACGAAGCGCAAGTGCAGGACCGCTGCAATCTGCGTTCATCAAGTACGCAGGTTTTTCAGACACAACACCAAGAACCCGTTGACCACGCTTGAAACTCTGTGTAGTCTCAAAGTCGTCGTCGAGAGAGATCACCATAACGGTGCCAACTGGATAGTCAGCATCAGCGGTGTAGCGTTCAGCCAAGTCAGCATAGTTTGCCGATGCAGCGCGCCCGTTGAAGAACGTGGCGTTGACGGTGCCAGTGCCTGGGTTGAACGTGATGTTCGACGTAGTACGCATTTCTTGGCCGCCGGTTTGAGCCGCCGAAAATGTTGGGTAATACGTTGCATTGGTATTGTCAGCAACTACAGTTGCTCGCGTCGAGCCGAAGCGAGAGAACGTAACACCGTCATTGGACCCAAGCACATAGGTTGGAGAGCCAGTGCTATCGTTGGTGTTGATCGACAACGCAGTGGTGGAACCTACGACAAACTTCGAAGTGGCGTTTGAAAGCTGGTGCAGACCCGTCAGGTTCGAAGTGTCATACAGTGTGGTTAGTGCACCCCATGATCCAGTAACACCAGTGTCATCGTTTACACGATAGCGCAAGCCACCAGATGGAGCTGCTTCTTCGTGGTTCCAGTTGCATGTGAGTTGGAAACCGCGGACGCCACCGCTGAAACCCATCACTGTCAGACCAACTTGGTATTGGTCCAAATCAGAGGTGAAGTATCCTTCAAAGCCAGAAATGGAGCCGTTAGGGAAGAGGTTTGGCGTTGGGGAGAGGATGCCAGCGTTGCCAAATTTGAAGAAGTACGAAGGGCGAACGTGAGTCGTGACTCCGCTAGCTGGAGAGTTTGCAAATGTTTGAAATGAAGCCGCAGTGTTTACCGTGCCGGTTGCAGGGCTTAGACCTGTGATGCCAGCCCAAGGCACTGCATTGGCCGTGTTTGCGGTCGTTGCGGTCGTTGCCGTGTTCGCTCTGTTTTCCGTGTTCGCAGTAGTTGCAGAACCAACGGACAATGCGGATTGGTTTGTCCACACAGGTTGACCAGCACCACCAGAAAGCAACACTTGGCCAGCCGTTCCTGCGGGCGTACTGTTCATCGCTGTCGTAGAAGCTGACCAAATGACCCCGCCTGCAACAAGACTGCTACCACTACCAGTGCCGCCTCTAGCAACGGCGAGGGTACCACTGTTCATGTTGCTAGCGTTTCGATAATGCAGGCTATCCTGTCCGTCGAGCAAGTCAGCGTCTAGGCCTGACCCCGCGCCCATACCACCTGGGCCTGCGTGCCAAACCTTATTGTTCTGCCATGTAAGACCATTTGCACCGGCCGATGGCACAATTCCAAGGCCAGGCGTAGCGATAGTGCCGCCAGTAGACCAGTTTGAACCCGTTCCAATCGTGACGGCGCCATTCGTGCCTTCAATGACGATTGGCATGCCACCACCGCCCTGATAACCTATCAGGATTCTCTGTGCGGTGGTGTTGTTTTGTGTGACCTTCAACACAGATGGTACCGTGAGAGGACCCAACATTGTGTCGCCGCCCTTAAGGACGAACACGTCTGGTGAAACAACTTGCAGCCACGACAATGCAACTTGCGAACCAAGAGCGTTCGGGTTGATGTCCTTAACAAAACCAAACATGTACAGACCTTGTGGGCTGCCACCGGTGCTGTCAGTTTTGTAGAAAAGTGCGCCTGCAGGTGTCGAAGCTGCAGGAGGCAACGTCGATCCATAAGAAATGATAGCGCTACCGCTGAGCGTCTTTGACATTTGGGCTCCAGGAAAGCTGGGTAGATTCGTCTGCTATTTAGCCTGATCCCATTGTCTCAGATGGTAGAGACACCTAGAGTGTGTACAATGTAACAGTTGCATGGAACTCCTTAAGGGCTCGTTGAGCCCTTTCTTTTTGTCCTCCTTCTGGGTTGAAGGTGCGTTTCAAACTCGTTACAATTACAGCATCATTCCAACAGGAGAACACATGGAACACGTACAGAGCGGGCACTTGAACAACGACTTCCGCACCTGTCTTCACCACCTCATGGCCCACGGTCTGGTAGCTCACCCACGAGGCACGACAACCCGCGAGCTGCTGAACTACAACATCACGTTGATGGACCCGCGCAACCGCATCATCAACTTCACAGACCGCAAGACAAACCTGAAGTATTTGCTGGGCGAATTCTGCTGGTACTTGAGTGGCTCGAACAATCCAGACGACATCATTCCGTACTCGAAGTTCTGGGACAACATTCGAAACGAGGGCAAGATCGCTGGCTACGACAAAGGCACGATCAACTCGAACTACGGTCACCGCATGTTCGGTCACGACGCTGAAATGTCCGTCCCGTACATCGAAGACGGCGATTACATGGGTGATCGCAGCCAATGGAACGCGGTGGTCGACATCCTGACGCGTGACAAGGACAGTCGTCAAGCCATCATCAACATTCACCGTCCCGCCGATCGCCACGCTGGCAACAAAGACGTCGCGTGTACCCTAACCCTGCAGTTCTTCATTCGCGAAGACCGCCTGTTCATGATTACGAACATGCGTTCGAACGATGTGATTCTTGGGTTCACGAACGACGTGTTCCAGTTTACGATGCTCCAAGAAGCATTGATGCTACAACTACGTCAGACGTACCCGAACCTTGAGATTGGTCACTACTACCACAACGCTGGTTCAATGCACATCTACGATCGTCACTTTGACATGGCGAACAAGATCATCGCCGATGAGCGGTCTCTCGAAATGCCGATGGTGGCGATGGACGCGTTCAATGACGACATTTGCACGATGCTGGTGGCGACTGAAAAGATTTGGCGTGACGCTGGCATGCCGAAGGACTATGACTTCACTCAACTGCAGTGCTTCAATGCCTTGACTCCATATTGGCAGGCATTGATTCGCATGTGCTTCAACGAAGATGAAGAAGCCATGCACGTCGTTTTTGGAATTGAGGAGCACGAATGAAGACATCCACAAAGTGGTACTTTATTTCAGGGCTCTTTGCTCTGTCGGCGGTGTGTCATCTTATTGTGTTCTTCCTTTCAATCACTAAGGTAGTTTAATATAGGTTTTGCCGTTTTCATGGTTCTAGCCGCGATGATCGGCGGGTGGTGGCTGTTTACTCTGTCAAATGAAAATATAGAAGAAGCCTCTTTCTTTTATGGATTCATGGGTCTCATTTGGTGCGCTGTGTGCCTGGGGATTGCGGCCGCAACCTATACATGCAAATGAAATACGAACCACAAATCCTTGAGGCGTACGAGCGCCTCGGCTTCAAACCACGTGGCCGACAAGTCGAGGACATCAACACGATTCTGCTCGCCTTCTTGGATGAGGGGTTCAAGACCGTCATTCTGTCCGCACCAACCGGCACCGGTAAGTCCATCATCGGTGCGGTGGTGGCTGACACCTTGCACAAGATCGTGCACCCAGACGCGCACGTTGGAGCGAGCTTCTTGCTGACCCCAACGAACGTTCTGTCAGAGCAGTATCACAAGACCTTCCAAGAGGGGCGTGATCCAAACGACACGCGCTTCCGCATGATTAAGGGCGCTGCGAACTTTGAGTGCGATGCGCTGTCAACTCCGGCTGAACCGCAAACCGCCGAGGTTTGCTCGATTCGTCTGTTCCAGAAGGAGCAGATGGATTCGATGATCAATACCTTCTGCAATGGGTGCGAGTACCAGCACCAAAAGCGGATGCGTGATCGCTCGCGTCACCTGATCACAAACTACGCGTACTATTTCATTGATCGGATGTATACGAACTTCCTTGCGAAGCGCACGGTCTGTGTCTTCGATGAAGCGCACCTGATCAATGACTTGTTCACTGAGCATAACGCGATCTACTTCAGCGACTCGCGTCTGCAGAAGATGGCTCAGGAAATCAACGAGGCTCTGTCACTCGGACACACTGACATCTTCAAGACCATCAAGCGCATCAAGGAAGACTTGAACGCTGGCAAGATCAACGATCAGTCGTACATGAAGTACTTGGAACTGCTCGCCACGATCTACTACGATGTGAAGGATGCAGCTGAGGCAGCCGCAGAGCGTGAAGTGCGCAACCCTAAGAAGTACCTGCAGCTCCAGAAGCTGTCCAAGAAGTACTTCGGTCTGGGCTGCAAGATTGGGGACTTGATGACGTATGGTTACCCACACGCATTCGAGTACAAGGAACGCGATCCAAAGTTCAAGGACTCTGAAGACGAAGTCAGTGTTAAGCCGATCTTCGTTGGCGACATGTTTGAACAACTGATCAACGCGGACTACAACTTGCTAATGAGCGCCACGTTCAGCGAGCAATACGCCCGGCGCACGTTGACGCTGGACAATGCGAAGCACATTCGCCTTGCACCGACGTTCCCACGTGAGAACAAGAAGATTGTGTTCTACAAGCCGCAGAACCTGAACTACAATACGCTCAAGGAAGCAAAGACCATCAAACAGCTTCAGGCGACGTGCTACGAGATCGTGAAGCACCACACCGACAAGGGCGAGCGCGGAATCGTGCTTGCGCCAAGCTTCGCACTGACTGAGGGCATTGCTGGTGCGCTCGATGTAATGGGAGTCAAGACCCGAATCTACGAGCACAAGCGTGGCGAGAAGCTCGTTGAGGTCCTAGAGCGATTCAAGCGCCATCAAGGCCCTGCGGTACTGTTGACGCCGTCTGGTTTTGAGGGCTTGGACTTGGCAGGCGACCTGAGCCGCTATCAGATCATTCTGAAGGCTCCATTCGGTTCGCTTGGTGAAGCGCGCATGAAGAAAATTCTGGCTTCATGGCCAGACATCTACTCGCTACTCTGCACCATGAAGCTTGTGCAAGGGGCGGGTCGCTCAGTGCGTGGACCTGATGACTACGCAACCACGTACATGTTGGACACAAACATTCAACGGCTATGGACGGCCAAGAATATGGAATGGGCTGACGAGTTCCAAACCAAATTCACGTCAATTTTGCAGGATACCGAATGAGCAGCACAGTTCTTGAAAAGCTGGCCCTTGGCCAGCAACCCATCATTTCTGGCACGCTATTTTTCAGGGACGCTGCTGGCGGTCCAAAATTACCGGCCGGCAAAAAGTTGATGCTTGTGGTCGGTGTCGTTGCCGTTGACGAATCTCTGGATCTTCATGGAGAAAGCATGATCCCCGTAACGGGATATGAAGATTTTGGCAGCGTTGCGCTCATGTTGTCTTCGACGCAAGTGTACACGTTGGATAAGAAATACGGTGGTTGGGATGTTGGCCGGCTTTTAACACAGCCTATTTGGAGGGTCTGACCCAAAAAATAGGTTAGAACACGCCCCATAAACCGTACAATGACAACATGTTTAGCAATCGACCAAAGCCTCCTAAATCTGCAGCTGATCAGATTTTGAGAGCGCGACAAAATGACAAGGGAGCACGCCGTCGTAAGCGTGCCTTTTCTGCGTGTCCAAACTACGCGCAGGTTGCCTCAACTGCCATTGGTGAAATTTTTATGACAGCATCCCCTCCAAACCAAGAAGGCGTCGTGTTCGGTGTTTACGGCATCGATGACTGGGCAACGAACACTCACATGCGCGCTCGTATCCAGAACCAGCAGAATACTGTGGCGAAGGACGGTACTTGGATTGTTCCGGCAGGCTGGGACATCGCAGAGTGGGTGATGTCGACTACTGATCGCTTCAACTTCATGAGCACCAGTCGTGCATTGCTGTTCTTTGCTTGGGGCATCGCGGAAATCACTGAAAACCGCGGAAAGCTTTCCGTTGAAGTAAACGGTGAGCCGTCTGAAGTCTTTAAGTTCGTCAAGCTTTTGGACGCAACGTTTAAGCGCGCTGAGAACTTGATTGAGTGGGTGTACAGCCAGCGAGGCGACAGCATCTCTGTGCCGCTGAACTATCGTCCAGCACTCAAGGGTGCATACCCTTGGCTGCCCAAGGACATTCACGCCTACATCGATGACTACATGAACTCTGATGCAAGCGTTCTGATTCTGCTTGGGCCTCCTGGAACTGGCAAGACCACGTTCATCAAGAACCTGATCCATCGTTCGAAGGCTGACGCCCAGGTCACGTACGATGAGAAGGTCATGAGCGATGATTCGCTGTTCGCGAACTTCATTGAAGGTAGTGAGAAATTCCTCATTATGGAGGACGCTGATGCTTTCCTGAAGGCTCGCGAAGACGGCAACACGATGATGCACCGCTTCTTGAATGTGTCCGACGGTCTGATCTCCGCCAAGGACAAGAAGCTTGTATTCTCAACGAACCTACCATCTGTTCGCGACATCGACTCTGCTTTGATGCGGCCTGGCCGGTGCTTTGATGTGATTGAGTTCCGTGCCCTGACACGCGACGAAGCGAAGGTCGTTGCTGATGAAGTAGGCATTGAGCTTCCAGATGGGCCCCAGTTCACTTTGGCTGAACTCTTCAATGAGCAACCTTCCTCTGACACCGTAGTGACTCGTAGGGTTGGATTCCTGTGACTAGAACCATCACTTCACGCCCGCCACTTTCGTTGGACATGTCCATCGCGGACTTCAACGAAGACGAACTCCAGCTCATTGCGGCGCTTATGTACCACACCAAACTTGGGTTTGGGTCAAAGTATAAAACAGCCGCGAAAACAATCTTGGATAAGATTGAAACGAAGATCGATCCTGATTTTGCGGATACCGCGTCAAGTCTAGTCGATCCTCAAATCGAAGTTTTGGATTCTGCTGGTTGGCCGGTGATGTTGCTTCCTGGTACACACTACCAAATCATCGTATGACGCGTCAAGAAGAGTTCAAGCAAGAACTGTTTGCTTTGCTACGTAAGTATGACGTAGAGATGTCTGTCACTGAGGCGACTTATGGGTACAACACGGTGGCCGAAGGAATCAACTGCTGGTCGTATGCAAAATACGACCGCGATGGAAATGTTGTCGCCACCACAATCGACATTCAATTCGGAACAAGCATTACTGCACCATGACACAACATATCAATAAGTACCTGATCGAAGGTCTTGATCGTCTAGGCAAGGATACACTGATCAATGGCATTCTGAACGCGCGCGGCTTTCACCAAGTCATTCACTACAGTAAACCAGCGATACTAAACTGCTACGAGCCGTGTCCAACTGGTATGACTGCCAAGGAGATGGTGAGTTCCGCATTACGGGAATATCAAGAGCGTTCGTTCCGCACAATGTTCTCATTGCTGCGCGATGCTAAGTATTCGCCATTGATCTGTAATCGAGCTCACCTAGGTGAGTGCGTCTATGCACCCCTGTATCGCTCATACGCCGGTGATTATGTGTTCGACCTTGAACGCTCGTTCGACATGGGGCAGAACTACAACACCCGTCTCGTTTTGCTTGTTGAAGACTTCAGCGTTTCGAAGCACTTCGTTGACGATGGAATCCTTCGACATTGCAAAACGCGAACAAGAGCAGGAAATGTTTATCTCCGCGTTCACTCGTTCTATCATTCCAAACAAACGGATTGTTTGTGTGACCGATTCAGCACTTGGCGGCTTCAAGCCAAAGGACGTGATCTTACAAGAGGTGTTGGCGTGAAGAAGATCGCCGACATGTCGTGTCGTGAATATGCGGAGACGATGCATCCTGAATGGGGTTCGTTTGAAGAGCGTCGTGAAAGCGCGGTGATCTACTTACACGCAAGTTCGCGTATTCGAATCGCGCATGAACGGCATTCACAGCCTGGTTTTGGCTTTGATCGCATGGAGGCGATTAACGAGACTTGGGATCAACATGGCAAAAGTTGCTCTGATCGAGACGCTGAGGAGTTCGTCAATGACTTCATCGAGCACTTCTGCGATTACTTGTCCCTTCATCAACTGAACGTACTTATCCCTGCGCTTACCGCGCATCGCGACGAACGAGAAGCACAGCGTCAGCAATACATTGCGATGTCGAAGGATCGCTTCGGAGATGAGGAACAAACGGGGGAGCCTTAGACTCCTTTGAGTTGCACATACTCGTTTCGTCCTCGTCCTAGACTTGAACTCGGCTGGTGGTTCAGTTCTGGTACAATGTACGTACTGAGTTCGTAAAGGCTAGAAACACATGTCACTTATTCAAGCAATCAAGGCTGCGCAGATTACTGCGCGCAAGGCCCGTGACGTCGTCACCGCTTCCCTTCTGACCACGCTGATTGGGGAAGCGGAAATGGTTGGTAAGAACGCTAATCGTGAAGTGACTGACCAGGAAGTCGTGGCCACCATCAAGAAGTTTATCAAGAATCTCGATGAGACTATCCGCATCGCTGGTGACTACCGAGATGGCGACGCTTGTGATAAGGCATGGACCGAAAAGCAGGCGCTTGAAAAGTTTCTCCCAAAGCAATTGTCTGAAGCGGAAATCCGCGCGCTCATCAGCGACTTCCTCGGCGTTGGCGAAACTCGTCCAAACATGGGTGAGGTCATGAAGCATATGAAGTCGAACTACGACGGCCAGTACGATGGCAAGGTCGTGTCAAAGATTGCTGGGGAGCTCTTGAAGTGAAAATCGCTGTCATCAAACTTGGCGCACGCATCATGTGGGAAACTGATGCGGCTGTTGGACCTGGGGAGGCCATCAGCATCTGTAAGGCCCTAAAACAGGGAGGGGCCGAGGTTCACGTATTCACTAAGATCCTTGCAAAGGACACCCAACATGAATCTCTGAAGTGGCACAACATTCTCAACGATCGCGATACGAGCGGCATTGACGCTCTGCTCGTGATCAACGGGAATTGCAACTTCTTCGGAGGCCAAGAAGATCGTGCCCAAATTCTGAACTACGAAATCATCAACAACTTCAATGGTCCCGTGGTTTACGTGATGTGCGACCCAGAACTGCCATTGCTGCAGATTTGGGACAATGTCTCGAAGAAACAAGTCGATCCGAAATACGGTTGGGAAAACAAGTACGAGGAAAAAGACATCCTCGTCACGAAGCCAATCCACGTGCTGTGCCAACCTTTCAACGTCGCGGAGATGACGAAGGTCTGGGAGAAGAAGAAAGGAACCGTGCCGCTTGGCACGATGTTCCACTTCCCAATGGAGCGGTTCCCCTTGCTGAACGAGTGGCTGGACCCAGCACCTGCACCGGTCGTGGACTTGCTGTACGGTGGTACGGCTCGTGGTGGTCGTCGAATTCCAAACCTGTTCAAGTGGTACTACGGTCTGCCGGCCGATATCAGCGCTGAGATCTTTGGCAAAATTGACCACGATGATTTCCTCGGACACCCAAAGGTCGATCAGGCGAAACTGCAGGCGATTCGTCCACCAGTATTCACTGGCATGGTCAAGTACTGCGACGTGCTGCCGAAGATGAACAACTCGCTGGCACACCTCGTTACTGGTGACCCATCGTACGAGACACTCGATCTGATTCCACAGCGGGTCGCTGAGTGCATCGCAGCAGGCAACGTGGTCTTCGTCGACGCGAACATCGACAAGAGTCGCCGCATCTACCCAAGTGGCACGATGGCGCATGGCTTCTTATATGTGGCGAACCAAGAAGAGCTGGTGGAGCGCCTACGCGCGATCAAGGAAGATCCGCACATGCGCGCTCAGATCATTGAAGACCAGCGCATTGCGACGAACTTCAATGCTGACGAGTTCTGCAAGTCGTTAGTTGCGCAAATTGGAAAGCTTCTATGAGAGTTTATGACGTATACGATGTCCGACGAGGTGTCATCGTTGCGACTGTTTCGGCCTTTAGTAAAGACACTGCATGCGCGAAAGTTGCAACTTCACTCGGCCTTGACGACACTCATTTGGCCGCAGCTCTTCAATAATGCCATCCCTCAATCAGTTCAAGAAGCTTGATGCTGCGTTTCTGGGGTGAGAACTGGGAACAAGATCCAAAGGCTATTGCCGCTTTTGAAGCGTACGTTAAGGGCGCTTCCTAACTTTGAAAGATCATCATGATTGTTTACTGCGTTTTCTTCGAAGAGCATGGATATTATGCGAAGGATCAACCGACGTACGAGTGGTGCTTTACAGATGATCCAGAGAAAGCGAACGTCTATCGCTCCCTTGGCGGTGCTTTCGAACGTGGTGAAGATGGCTTCGGGCTCTCTTACGGGAAGTATGAGATTCACGAGTTTGTGATCAACATGGAGTATGTGGGCACCCATGAATCTCAGGATATGCGAGCTGCCTGCTTCGAAGAGGCTCGCATAAAGCGTGAGCAGACGATTGCGAAGGATAAGCACAACGGTCCAGACTCATTTTCACTGCAGCATGTTGAAGCCAACAAAATTCGCACCATCTTGAAGGCAAGCTTCGGTGATGATTGGCGTCACAACAGTGACGCTAAAGCCGCTCTTCTTCAATCTGATGGCTTCAATCCAGAGGCCGTGTTGCTTGTCATGAAGGAAGTTGTATGATAGTTTTCGTCGTAACGGGTCTTGAACTTGGTTGGGATTGCGTTGTTGCAGTGTACGACGCTGGTAGTGTCTCCAAAGAGAACCTCTTGAAACAATATCCTCAGGGTGAGTACGTGATTTCAGAGACGGCGGTAGAAACTGAAATTGAAGACGAGTTCCTTGATGGAGATGAAGATGAGTGCTGAAGACCTAGTCTATCGGCTACGCAAGCGGGCCGAGATCAGACGCCAGATCCCATCCCGCAAAAGCGTTCAGGAAGGCAAGGCAGACCGTCTTGCCGACCTTCTTGAAGAGGCGGCCGCCGAGATTGAGCGTCTTCGGGTTCCAATCGGTGAAGTGGATCAGATTGAATATGACGAGGATGGGCAGCCCAGTGCTTGGTTAGTTCTCTACAATGAGGTTCCACTTGGCGCAAAACTATCACTGGTTGATCCTCAAACCGGGACGCTAAAGCCGAGCGACGTGTAACAATGTCACAAATGCTGGAGTCACCATGAATCTTTTCACGCGTCCAACACTCGTCACCCTGACAGCGCCAACCTGTGCCGGCAAAAGTCATCTCCTTGAAGCTCTCGCCCTCGTTGGTTTCGAACGCATTGTGAGTACTACCGATCGTGCTCCTCGCGCTGGAGAGATTGAGGGTGTTCATTATCACTTCATCACCACCGAACAGTCTAAGCAGCTCGAGGCAAACAACATGTTTGCTGAATTGGTGACCTACAATGGAACCAGGTACGGGGTCACCCACGATGAAATGAACCGTAAGATGAGCGGCAACAAGCCACCAATGGTGATTCTTGAGCCAACGGGTCTTGGCATCTACCGCCAATACTGCGCCTCCAAGGGCTGGGGTGTGTTCTCCATCTATGTACAAACACCTGAAGATGTTCGGCTCCAGCGATTGGTGAACCGTACTTCTGACGACATTTTCAACATCGTCTATGGTGGTGAGACATCGAACACGAAAGAGACCTTCAAGAAGATTCAGAAAATCGTTGGCGTGAACAATAAGCGTTTGCAGGCGGTTTTTGAGCAAGAGCGTCGTTGGCTCACTACCAACATTTGGGACGTTCAGGCTGACGGCACCAACCTCGATCGGGCGATGGAACAAATTCAACTAGGCATCAAAGCTTTCAATGCCAAGGCCGACGTGCGTGGTCCTTCTGGAAGCGGTGACGCATCGTTCATGCTAGGGCTGTAAGAAATAACGGCGGCGTTTTTTCTGCCGCTGATTAAACTCAAGGAGAATTTTCGATGAACAAAAATCTGACAAAGGCGCTTCAGTCGCCAGAAATGAAGACCCTTCAAGGTCTTGGTCTCAAGGTCGTCAGCACTGATCGACAACTGCAGAACGGCACCATCGCTCTTGCTGGTAAGATCCGCCGCCAACCAGTTTCTTACAAGATCACTGCAACCGGCGCGGTTCTCAGCAACGAGTACGTGGCACGTCGCGTCACTGGTGAAACTGAGTACAAGCTCTACAAGGCTGGTCTCAAGGCCGCTGTTGATTTGGCCGCAAAGCGAGCGGCTCGATGAGAGTTTGCACCGCACCCGAAACACTCGGCTTTCCGCTTACTGAGAAGAAGTCTATCTTCTTAGCCGGATCGATTGAGCAGGGTAGAGCTGATCTGTGGCAGGATTATGTCATTTCTCAGCTTGACCATCTTCGGGTTGCGGTGTTTAATCCACGACGCGCCTTGTGGAACGCGTCGTTGGAACAGTCTATACACAACGCCGAGTTCAACGCCCAAGTTAATTGGGAGCTTGACACGATAGAGTCCGCTGACGTCGTGTTCTTCAACTTCGAACCAGACACCCTCTCACCAATTTCTCTCGCTGAGCTTGGATATGTCCTTGGCCGAAATATACATGGTAAAGTGCAAGATGTAATCGTTGTGTGCCCCAAGAATTTTTGGCGGCGGGGGAACGTTGAGATCATGTGTAGCCGTGGTGGATTCACACTGCACGACAATCTATCTGACGGGATTTCTACATTGGTTCTGTCTCTGGAGTCGAGTGGGTTGTAACATCTTGGTTCCTCGTTACAAATTTGTCAACACATCCGCTGAAACCGAGTTACAGTAGCAAACAAGCAACAACACGAGGTTTCACCATGAACTTCAGCAAGTACGTCAACAACGTTCCTTACCCTTCTTCTGCCGCGTTCACTACCACATTCTGGTACCGTGCTGGGCAAGTGGTGTGCAAGCAGAACCCTGGTGAAAGTCTGGCGGCCGGCTTCGACACGACAAAGTGCGTGAAGGAAAAGGTCACAGACGAAGTCGCCCTCAAGAAGGCCAAGGACGCGTATGGCGCCGAACAACAGCGCATCATGGCATCTTCATGATGCACTGTGGAATGCGCCGTTTAACGAAGATGTAGTCGACAATTTGGATTGACAACCAGACGATCGATAACCCCGCTGCAATAGGTGGAAGCCATTGCATGATAGCGGCAGCTGTAACTGAAACTGCTGCAATGTCAGCAACTAGTTTTGCGGCGGATGAGAAGTGTTCATCGGTCATATGAAATCCCTTTCATTTTCAGTATAAACGTCATGACCGTTACACTTTAGTCAACACTTTTGCTCAGGATAAGCGTATAATGAATCAACACAACGCAACCGAGAACATCATGAAGCCCTCAACCAAGATCTTCGTAGCAATAGTTTTTGGCGTAGCCTATGGTTACGGGATGAATTACTTCTTTCCCAACATGCCGCCAATTTGGTTTAGCGTCGTGATTTCGGTCTGGATGACTGTGAGCGATATTCTTGACCAGCTTGATGGAGCCAAGTAATGTTCATCATTATCGGACTTTTTCGTTTCTTTCTTGGCCACCTTATTGGCTGGCTCCCATTCATGTTTATCCCTGCGCTGTGTTCGCCCTCTTTGACCACCATGGGGCTTGCAGCACTGTTCTTGTTTGTTCTGCCAGCATGCTGGGCTCTCGGGCTCTTTGGAAAGAATGCCCGAGAACGATTCAAGACCTTGTTCATTGATTGAACAGATCATACAACGATGAGTTTGCCTCCTGAAGTGTAGTTGGAGTTGAATTCAGGACACTTGTTCCTAATCGAGCTGCAGTTTCTGGAGTTAGATACTGACCAAAAGTCCCCGGCTTCGATGACATGATCTACGCTCCGCTGTTCCACAAGGTCAAGTTCTTCCAATACGACTGGGTGCTGATCGACGAAGCCCAAGACACGAACGAGACTCGCCGTCTGCTGGCTTTGGCCATCCTCAAGCGGGGTGGTCGTCTTGTCGCAGTTGGTGATCGCCATCAAGCAATCTTCGGTTTCACCGGTGCTGACGCGAACAGCCTAGATCTGATCGCCACGAGCCTGAACGCCAAGCGTCTGCCGCTCACTGTGACGTATCGCTGTCCGAAGAGTGTGGTTGCCTACGCCAAGACATGGGTGAACCACATCGAGGCCGCTGACACCTCTCCTGAAGGTTCGGTTCTGAACAGCACGCCCGATCAGCTTGCGAACATCGCCAAGGTTGGTGATGCTATCCTCTGTCGCTTCAACGCGCCGCTCGTCAAGTACGTGTACAGCTTCATCGCTGCCGGTATCCCCGCGCTGATCGAAGGTCGCGATATCGCCGATGGCCTGCTGACTCTGGCTCGCCGTTGGAAGCGCATCTCGAGCTATTCCAAGCTGCTCGAAAAGCTCGATGTGTACCAAGAGCGTGAGTCCAACAAGTACCGCATCAAGGAACAAGAATCCAAGGCCGCTGCCGTCGAAGACAAGGTCGGCTGCCTGCGCGTCATCATCGATCGTACTCAACGCATCGACCCAGATGCCAAGAAGATCGTTGATCGTGTCTGCCAAGAAATCGAAACAATCTTCGCCAAGAAGGACGGTGAGTCCGTCGACAAGGCGAATGTCGTGCTTTTCAGCAGCATTCACAAGGCCAAGGGCCGCGAATGGAAGCGCGTCGTTTGGCTGCAAACTGGTCCTTCCGGCTGGGCTCGCCAAGCCTGGGAGATTGAGCAAGAAGACAACCTCTGCTACGTCGCTGCTACTCGCGCAAAGGAAGAGCTTGTTCTGATCGACATCACTTCGGAGATGAAGAAGTAATGGACTTCGACCGTTGGTTCGCTCACCAGAAGCCACATGTTCAGCGCGGAACACGCACCATCAAACGGCTTACCGAGGAGGCGCGGCACGATCGCGCAGACTTTGAAGCAGGTGACGCCGAGTATGGTGGAATCAGTCTTGCCGACCGCGGATGCATCTGTTTTACCGGTTGCGCACCTTGCAGTTTTTGCACACACCCGGGAAACCCGCTCAATCAAGAAGTCGATGAGTGTTGGGAAGAAGTACAAGTTCATGAGGACTATGAAGACGAGTACGAAACAATTGAAGTTCGCTGATCACCTCTGATCGTCGGTGCTATTTGTCACCTAATGCCTGTATTCGGAGCGCGTCATGCCAGTTCATGCCACAATCACCCCATTTCAATGGATGCCGAATATGCCACACAAGGTCGCCTTCAAGATCGAAGTGACGACTGACATGTTGAACATCAGGACACAAGAAGATCGTCAAGCTCTCGCTATGGCCATTCTTGAGTCCATTGAACAAGGTGCCTGCCAATTTCAACAGTTCGTCGATGAATTGCGCAAAGCCAACCAACTCGAGGTGTTTCACTGGGATTACCCGTTCATCCCGCTCAAAGATCGACCATAAGCAACCGTCTCAATAAAATGAGAACTGATTGAAATGGCCAACATGAAATATCGTCTCTATAGCTTCGTCAACCACTTGTACATGAATGAAAAGCAGTGGGGCATTCAGACTGCACACTGCGTCAGCACGATGAGTCGTGCGTACAAGGTCAATACCGAACAGAAGGCTGCATACGACACGTGGGCCGATGAAGAGCCCACCATCATCATGTGTCAAGGCGGTAACGTCGCCATGCTGACCGGTCTTTACGAACGTATCTCAGTACTGGCCAACGCGCTCAATCTGCCGTACGTGAAGTTCCACGAAGACGAGGCGTCTCTTGGTGGTGTCATCACGGCTGTCGCGGTGCTGGTGCCTGAAACCCTTTTCGATCTCGTGGTGACCTTCGAGAACGGAGAACTTGTGTTCTCCGAAGTAAACGAAATTGGGGTCTGCGTGCCCGCACTTCTCACAGACGTGCAGCGTGACTTCCTGAAGATCGTCAAGTTGGCCAAGTTGGCCTAAGGAGAACCATCATGACCGATGACGAAGCAATGGGCGAATCGATGCACATGCTGTGGGCGCAGGGCGTGAAACAGAAGATCGATGAGTTTGGCCACGCCGTCATCGGCGTGTTCAGCACCGAAGACGCGCCCGGCCCGCCGTTCACGTACACCATCGGTATGTTCGAGAAGTACGGCTTCGAAATTCTCGTGTTCGGCGTACCACATCAATTCGCGGGAATGATCCTGAACGACATTGGTGATATGCTCAGAGACGGCGGCAAGCTCGAACTCAACATCCCCGATGATCGTTGGGCGAACATGCCTGTCAAGTTCATGGAAACGGACGACACTGCTCATGGATTTGTTGTGCAGGCGGACAACTACTATGAGCAGAAGGTTCGAGTTTTGCAGTTAGTTCTTCCCGATAAGAACGGCAAGTTCTTCGACGAAGCGGGGTATGATCATGAATACATGAGTCATCGCCAGCCGATATGTACAACAACCCAACACCCGTCGCAGTTGCACTGATCCGAGTCAAGAACAGACTTCAAGACACCAAAGCGCAAGGCCTCCTTGTAGGGCGTCGAGCAATCGACCCTTGCAAGGGGCTCTTCGCGTTTCCAGGCGGGTATGTGGATGAACTGGAAAGTGCTGAGATTGCTGCGTCACGAGAACTTCAGGAAGAGACGGGCATCATTGTTCCAGCAGAGCACTTCCGCCCCGTTGCAACACGCATCACCCCTCAGAACAGGGTCTTGATCTTCTGTTTCACAGAGACCACCCTGTTGCTCTCAGATCTGCACCGGTTCACACCGAATCACGAGTGTGATGAACTAAACATCGCCAACGAACTCGACACCCTGTGCTTCTCTACGCACACTGACATTCTGCAGAATCGAAGGCTTTGGGATTCACACTTTGGGTTGATCCAACCTAAAAACTGATTGGCGATCGTTACATTTTCGGTTACAATATGGTCATTATTGAGACATGTAGATATGACCACTATTCCAGACTTGACCCTCATTAACACATGCATTCAGCGAGAAATCGATGCTCTTGAGCACCTGAAGAAGACTGTCCAAAGCGCTGAATATGCTCAGATTATTGAGCACTTGAGCACGCACCGAGATTATTCTCGGCGTATTATCGTCACAGGCGTTGGCAAGAACTCTTTCATTGCTGAAAAGTGCACAGCGACCATGGCATCCTTGGGCATTCCGGCCCTGCCGCTGAACACGACACATTGCTCGCACGGTGATTTTGGAATCATTGGTCAGTATGATACTGTGATTCACATTTCCCGGTCTGGCCGCACAAAAGAAATGTTGGAGTCCATTCACTACATTTCAAACATTTTCCCGCACGTCACTCAGATCTTGATTCACTGCAACTCTAAAAAGCCAAGATCTGAAGCGAAGTTCGAACTTTGGTGCGGCGATGTGATCGAGGGTGACAAATTTTCGCTGGCACCCACGGCAAGCACAACTGCTTTACTCTGCATTCTTGATACGATTGCGGTCGAGTTGTCACAACGTCTTTCATTTGCGGCACTAGACCTTTTTAAGTATCACCCTGGTGGGTCTCTTGGCGCGTCCTTTTCAAAAGTGGGCTTCATCTATAAGACTACCAATCTCGTGAATGGCAAGTTTTACGTTGGGAAGTGCATGAATGACCCGCGTGAAAAGTACCTGGGGTCTGGAAAGCTGTTGAAGCAAGCCATTGAAAAATATGGGGAAGAGAACTTCAAACGTGAAATCCTTCAGTATTGCGCTCAAGAAGATTTGGATGATATGGAACGCATCTGGATTGAAAAACTTGATGCACGACGACTAGGATATAACATTCAAGAAGGTGGAACTGGTGGTTGGACACATGTGAATGGGGTCAAACCTAATGGTATGCTTGGCACAAAGCACTCTGAAACTGCTCGACAAAAAATGAGTGCTCATCGGCCGAACAAAGTACAAGTACAAGCCCCAGATGGAACGATCTTTTCATCCTTCGCCGAAGCGAAACGCGCGACGGGTGTAGACGTCAAGAACCTTCTTGCACGTGGAGATCGAAAAGGATGGAAGCGGATTTCTCCATCACACATAAAATCTTTGGACAAGCCAGAACCTGGACAGGAGTTCGCATGATTAACATCGTCATCGTTGCTGGTGGCCTGGGCTCGCGTCTTGCGCCGCTCACCAATCACATTCCCAAGTTTCTTGTGAACATCGGCAAGAACACGGGGTATGTGGAGCAGGTTCGGTATTGGTTACAGCACACCACGTTTCAAGTGCCTCCTGAAGTGCTCGAAGATCTTGGCGGTGATGCGTATGGGATCGATCCAGGTTCTCTGACTGTGATTGTTCACAGCGCGTACGCAGATTTGATCAAAGCGTATCACGCCATGTACTTTCCAAAGGTGCCGTTGATCGTGAAGACCGTCGACGAGGCAAACGGGTCGGCTCACGCCATTCTTAGCACGTGCGATCATTTGAACGGCAAGCCAGTGTTCTTCCAATGGTGCGACGTCATGCCAGGTGAGGACATTCCTGCTGGTGAGATGGTGGAGCACTATCACGGTAAGAACGTAGTGTTTACAAATTACGATCACCCCAATCGTTATGGTCTTGTCAAGAAAGGCACGGGTTGGGCGGACGTGAAACCTCAACTCCGTGAAGATGGACGTGGTGGTATCTTCGGCCTGTACTACGTGAACAACTTCACGACCAATGTCATGTATGTGGATGGTCAAGACTTTGTAGAAGTGCTTGAGCAGTACGGTGAAATGCGTGAGCACCGTCTCTCGTCCATTGTGGACTGGGGCGACAAGCCGAAACTTGAGCGCGCGCGCGACACGGCGGATGCTGCACGTGAGTTCAACAAAGTCGAGTTCCACGGTGACTTGGTACTGAAGTCGGCACTCAATGAGCAAGGTGAAACTCTGATCAAACGCGAGATCAAATGGTACAACGAACTCTTGAAACTTGGACTTGACGTCCAGCGCCCCACGTTCTGGCCACACCCTACTGAATCGAGCTTCGTAATGTCTCGCGTTCAAGGCGTTCCTGTCTTTCAATTTTGGAAGACACTGGACGCTGAGAACCGTGGGCTGGTGCTTGAGCGCGTGTTCGATCAGATGGACGAACTGCATCGAGTCCACCAATCCGG